CCAATTCTACCTTCAAGTATTTCAGCGTCTTTAAGTTCAGCAAAATAATTATCTTTAGCAAAATCAAATTTAATTTGATTAAACATTGATTGCCAATCTTCTACTGTTACAACACCTTTTAAGATCAATTGTCTTTTTAACATTTCACTGAACAAATGAGAGAAACGTGAACGAAGTCTAACTATAAATCTAGTAAATTTCAATTCGTCTCTAGTAATTTCAGTGGCGCGACCAATAGAAAATAAAGCATCAGAATTAAGTCTACTTACAGGAACATTAAGAGCTTGAAGAAACTTTTTCTGAAAATATAACACATCATCCATTTGGCCAAGATTTTGACCACCTGGGAGAGTTGTTACTTCTGTACCCCTACCGCCTTCGCGACGAGGTAGCCAGTAGTCTTCAAGCATTGTCATAAATTTACGATCATCTCTAATTTCACCAGATGCAGAATCATAAATCAAACGGTTTTTATGTTTTACCATAATGTCTCGAACGTATTGTTCAGCTTTCATTTTTGGTAAATTACCAACATCAATATACCAAATTCTACGTTCTGGTGCGCGTGCCAAACGGTAAATAACCAATGCGTCTTCAAGAGTGCTTAACTGATTCAGAGCCTTAATTGCTTTATGGAGGTAAGAAAGAACCATTTTACCTTGATTATCAGTTAAGCCTGAAACTACATGAATAATTGAATCTTTAGCAATTCTTAAACCAGTGGTATTAGTACCAACAGCTTTGTTTCCGTAATTGAACCCTTTATCATTATAAACATAATATTCATTTACTGTTTTTGAAACAGAAATATCAGTAGGTTGATTTGATTGCGGTCTTTTCTTTTGAACTTCTCTAACTTTACGAATTTTTCTAGGATCAATATAACGAAGTTCTTTTATTCCTTCTTTTGGGTTTTTATCATCAATAATTACATGATAATATAAACGGCCATCAATATACCAACGTCTATAAATTTCATATGCAAATTTGTTAAAATTTATTATTCTAAGGCAATTTTTAAATTCTTGTCTTATTACATCTTTAACTGAATTTGAAACTTCAAGATCATCTAGATTAATTGATATAAGGTTTTCTTCATCAATTGATATTGATTCATTAACTATTTCATCAATAGCAGAATCACATTCTGGTACTAGAGACATTTCTCTATATTTTGTAACCATTTCGGCTTCTGAACGTACAACACCGTCCAAATCAACATATGTACCATAAGCACCACCAGCAGATACTTCTACTGCACCATCATCTTCTTGTTTAGATGGTGTAAATGATTTTAATTCTGGTTCTGGAGTTTTTCTTTTAAACTCGAATCCAAATAGCTCCATTTATTTCTCCAAAAACTGGGGGAGGCCATCCTCCCCCTTTACATCAACAATAATTTTATTTAAGAAGCGCCATTAGGACCATCTTGTGTAGTCAATGCACCATATGTATTAACGCCACCAGCCTTTTTATCAGAAGATTCAATCAATGGAACCCAATAATCATAAGAAAAGTTAACACCAAATTCTTCAATTGCATTTTGTGATTCCCAATTCAAACCTATAGCGCCAATTTGTGTTGGGAAAGCACCAATAAGCTGATAAGAGCGAATGGTAGAACCATCTTTGGCATATTGAATAACTTCAAGATCAACTTTATATTGTTCTGTAGAAATATTAGGATCTCTAACATTTGCGACCATTCTGTTAATTGCGTTAGACCAAGCTTCAAACATTGCACGAACTGAGAAATCTTCATCGTTCATTACTGTTACAGCCCAATCAGCGAAGTTTCTTTCACCAGCAACTTTAATTCTGCGGCCAAAGTAAGGAATGTCAATAGAACCTACATTGGATTCTGGAAGTTCAGCAGTTTTACAAACAAACCTAAATTTGTCCACAGAAACGTTATCAATCCCAATACCAGCTGGTACTGACATGAATACATTGAAGAGGGATGGTCTGGCGCCACCATACACCAGACCGTTTTCTTTAAAAGAACTAATATTGAAAGGCATTTATTTTCTCCTTTTAGGGTTTTATCTATTTATATTAAAACTTGCCAACAACTTCGGAGAACTGAACGCCAGTACCAACCGCAACAAAGTTTAGTTGGATGAAGTTGATAGAACGAGCTGGTTTAATATAGATATCCCCAACAAATTGGTTAGAGTCAATAATTGCTGGTGTGTTATTAGTTTCATCACACACAACTAAGAAGTCAGTGATGCCTCTACGACCCTGAATAGTTCTAAGATAAGGAGTTACTAGATTTTTAAACTGTGCTCTAGTAAATGCATCGTTAAATTCGAATAGAGAATATTTTGAAGCAGTTGAAATAGCCTTTTCAAGAACTATAAACAATCTACGAACATTTATTCTATCAAACGCAGAAGGTTTAGCCTGAAGCGTTTTATCTCCGAACAACACAGTTCCTTGACCTGGGAAAGTAACTACTGGGTTAACACCGGCTGGGTAAAGAACATCTCTTTCAGCTTTACGTGGGTTAAATGCAATCTTAACAACATTTTTAATATTACCACGATTGAAACCAGCTGGTGACCACCAAGCATCGTTTGTATTATCAGTACGGACACATAGACCAGCAATGTCACCATTTAATGGAACCCAACGGTAAATATCATTATAACGGTCATACATATACTTATAACCAGAGTCCAAAACAGCGTAAGAGCTATTTCTAACAGCGCCTCTCCAGTTTTTCAAGCTTAATGCCTCACGACCAACGTTGTTTAATACTTTAGATCTATCGGGTGAAACTAAAGCGATACAATCTTTTCTAACTTCACAAATATTGTCAATAATATAGTTTGCTAGTTGATACTTAGAAATTGTTTCACCATTAACAACTGTTGTTCCACCGATTGGTTTACCTTGCATTACTAATGAAATATCAATATCTTCAGGAGAAACGAACATATCATATGCGTCACCAAGAATAGCCAAAGTAGCATTTTCTTCGTTTAATCCATCAGCACCGAATCTCATGCTCATAGCAGCTGGTGAATCAGTGTTTGCTGATACAACATTAACAGCTGTAGCGGAAGGAGCTTCTTGTCTATCTGCAGTCCACCAAATATATTGAGAAGCATCATTGATTACGTTTTTATAATAATTTGTAGAACCATCAAGGTTTATTGCATCTGTAGCACGAGAAACACCTCTATAAACTTCAAGGATTGTTCCAGGAGTTCCAGTAAACCCACCATCTTCATCTACTACAACAACATGAAGTTCATCTTGAGCTGCTGTATTGCCATTCAAACGAACATAATCTGATTGACCAGGAGCAGTTTCAACTACATTGAAATATTCCCAATAACGCTGAACTGTATTTGAATTATAATTTGATCTTAAACGGAATGGATCTTGGAAAGTAAGCGTTAATGTTGAAGTATTAGAAGTGAAAGTATGAGACTCGCCACCAACATCAGTTAGATTTACTACAGAACCAAATGGTGTATCAGAAACTTTGATTCCAGTTGTATTGGCTTCAGCAACATAATATGTAACACCTCCAGTTAAACCACCAATAGCAGAATTACCAGCAGCATTTGCATAAATTACTGCGTCGCCAACATTAAGAACAAGACCATTGACAAAGTTATTAACAGAAATAAAGTTTGAAGTTGTGTTAACATTGGTATTACTTACAGTAACATTAGCTGTTGCGTTTGAAGTAACAGCTTTATTTGTTACAAGAAGATATTGTTCGCTAATTACACTATTACCTGCTAAGATATAATCACCAAGAGCAATATTATTAGCAATAGTTTCTAATATAGTTGTATTAGAAGAACCAAGAGCTTTAATTGTAGCTGTTTGAGAGCCAATTGAGAAATAAATTTGAGTATTAACAGTTGAATTTGATAGAGCAACATTTGAAGCAAATGAAGCTGCAGTATCACAAACTGATACTTTAAGAGAGTTACCTAACTCTCCTGGATACTTTGCGACATAAAGAACATCAAGATCAAAGTTACCATCTTTAGAATCATATTCGTTTTCGTTTTTAACGATTTGGTTAACAAGGTTTGCAACAACAGCAGAAGTGTTAGAAGCATCAACAGCAACAGCAGAATATGCAGTGTCTGGACGAGCAAAATAAAGTGCTACGTTAGAAGAAGTGTTAGTTGATGCAGCAGTTGATAGAACAACAGCTGTTGAGTTTAGAGAAACAATAGTTGGTAATGTAACCGCACTTAATGCAGAAGTATTAGTCGACTGTGTTACATACATACCAATTTCTAATCCAGAAGTATTACATGTGAATACATTTGAAAAAGAAGTATTGCCAGTATCAGTTGTATTTGCAAAAACTTGTGGTGTAGCACCATCAGTTTTA